ATGCACTTTGTGTACACTCTTGCGTATACGCCAAGGGGGATGTACACATTGCTTACAGATACCAAACTCAGAAAAGCGCTGGGAAAGCGCCGCGACAAAATAGAGATCATTTCTGACTCACACGGTCTCAATGTCAGACTGACCATCTCAGGGGGCGTGACATTTTTTTACCGGTATCGCTGGGAGGGTAAGCCCATCCAGCTAACTATAGGGGATTATCCGTCGATATCACTGTCGCAGGCAAGGGACCGGCGGCAGCAATTTAGGTTGTGGATTACTGAGGGGTTAGATCCTCGCCGGCAGGTAGCTCTGGACCGGTTAAAAAAAGTCGAGGCCATGACTGTAGAAGAGGCTTTTGATTACTGGGAGGAGCATTACTGCAAACCAGAGGGCCTTATTAAGATCCATAAAAACCGACAGAACTTCCAGAACCATGTTAAGCCGGTATTAGGTCAGATGATCGTGAATCACACGACGAAAAGCCACTGGCTCAGCCTGTTCGATGGCATGGGGAGGAGGGTCGTTACCGGCCAGATTCTCAGCCTGATGCAAAGGGCATTTCGCTTCTGTCACAACAGGGGCGTGATAGACGTCAACCCGCTGGTTGACCTGCGGCGATCGGATGTAGCAATAGCTGCAGCAATGAAAGACAGGGTCCTTTCTGATGATGAAATCCGGCTTGTCTGGAACACGCTGAATGAAATGCCGGTTCGCCAGCAAATCATCATGCGGTTCCTGATGATGACTGGTTGCCGTAGTAATGAGATCAGGGTGGCGAAATGGGATTGGTTCAACTTTAAGGAAAGGACATGGACCGTCCCATCAAGTGAATATAAAACCGGTAAAACTATAAGAAGGGCGCTTCCAGAGCCGGCAGTACTAATGCTCCAGCAACACCAAAAGCAGTCCATAACGAAGCATGTAATTACTCGGTCCCGTTACAAATCACCCGAAGACGATAAGCCACCGGCCCAGCCAAATATTGCTTTCTTCTCACAGCAAATAATCATGAAGACTGGGATGAAGGAATGGTCGCTACATGACCTGCGGAGAACTGTAGCAACGCGCCTTTCTGAACTCGGCGCGCCGCCACATGTGATTGAGAAATTGCTCGGGCATCAGATGGGAGGAGTCATGGCGCGTTATAACCTTCATGACTACCTTGATGATCAACACATCTGGTTAGATGTCTGGGTCAGGCACCTGGAGAAGGTGATTGCGTGCCGGCTGGCATAATATTAACCTCCTCTTCCCATTTCAGCAGGTCCGCTCCTCGCCAGCGCTTAGGGCTTCCCCCGATCGTTGGCTTGGGGAAAGGGCGACCGAAGCATGCTGGCATTCTCTCTGGCGTACTCCAGAAGTAAAGTGTGCTGCGAGAAATCTTGTAACGCTTCAGAACGTCAGGTGTGAGCATGATTTCATCAGCTTGCATTGTTGCCCTCCTCAAAATCTCTAATCATCAGATACACGATCATCGCTGCTCTTAGCGGGTTTTTGTGACGGGCTGTCGCGCCGCTTTCGTGTCTCGCTTCCCACGTTGTTTTTGATGCCGGCGCAATAGCGATCCGGTTCCGCACTGCAATCTGAAATCCATCTTCACTTCGTGAGCACGGGCAGAAGGTGTACTTATGGCTGATGCTGCCGAAGCTCCGCGTGTACTGAGCACCCTTTGGATTATGGGGGTGCACCTCCGCCTCGTACTTTGGATTTTCCAGCCTGCAGACCAGCACACTGATTTCACCGTCTGTCAGCTTGCTGTAATTCATTTTCCCACCTCCGGTGCTGCTGCCAACATGGCGAGGTAAACCAGGTAAGGTGCATCCGATGATATTTTGCTGTATTCGTGCGTTGAGCCATCTTCACCGCTATCGAAACCAGAATCGATACACTCCTCAAACTTGTCTTGCCCGGCCGCTACCATCTCTTTTGTAGGCTCGACGGGTACCAGCTTCCAGCCATCATGAGCTGCTACCGGCACGGCTGCCTCGGTGGCAATCGCTTTCTCAACCAGATTCCTGTACGCCATCTGCGCCCGGACGGCTTCAGGTGAGCGCCACTTTTCAACATCCGGCAGCAAATCAGCCAGGTCAGCGGCGGGTGCTGGCGGGGCGGTGAATAGCTCACCTGGCAATAAATCAAAGCGGCGCAACTGAACGGCACACGTTCTATTCTCAACTGGATGATTCCAGCTAACTACGTCTGCTACTGGCTCAGCAGTCAGTGCGGACAGAGCGACCCCCATCAACTCAACCATGTATCGCCTGTTAGGGTCAGACTCTGATGCAGCCTTCCAGCGCTTAATCTCAATTTTGCAGAGCCCAATCAGCGCCTGTTTCTGTTCTGTGTTCACTGGTCACCCTCCACGCGCGTAAACTCAATAACCCACACCCACGGATTAGCCTGCCAGCTGTCAGCGCCGTAGATGGATTGCCAGACATGATGGAAGTGTTCATGTGGCGTGGCGCTGTACATGTAGCCGGGGATAGAGTCGTGACCGCCATTACACCCTTCAGCAAGCGCATCACTCTCGGTCATGCTATTCAACCGCTCCACACGAACGCCGGTAATCTCCAGCGTTATGCGGGAAGCCCAGCGCGGCATGTGGATAGATGGCTTCCAACATGACCGGCCATCAACGCAACCATCATCGTCCCCCCACGTAAAACCGCCGTCAGCAGCGTAAATAGCGTGACCAGAGTAATAGCCCCTGCCGAACGGCTTCTCATGCACGGCCTTTGCCGGACGGTCAGGAGCGTAATCAATCATCAGACCATCATCATCAAATGCATGGCTAACGACAGACCACGTCTCACGCACCCACAGGCGATCACCCTTCAAACCGAACGGGCAGGCAATGTACATGTCCTCATTGCGCACCATCGTTTTGCCTGCATTAAACGGAATCCAGAAACCCGGCTGGTCAAACTCATCTTCTTTCGGGATAACTTCAGGCTGCTCGCGCATGATCCGGCGCGTCTGCGTCTTTCTGCCGTCGAGAACTGCACGAACCATGTCGGCGTTAAAGATGATTGGGCGTTCACGCATAGTCATTCCCCCATACCGATTAACGCAGGGCAATTGCTGCTGCCATCGACACCATGGAAAACTTTTGCGTGCATGCCCTCTTGATAGCCCAGACATTTGGCATGAGAGGGTTTATCAGCATTTTTGCTGTTGCGGGCCTTAGCGTTTCCAACACCCTCATCCCGTAACTTCTCCGCGTAGGCGCTCATTTTGGCTTCCTGCTCTTCATCAATAACCAGCTCTTTCACTGCGTGATAGGCTCCAGAGGCCCAGCCCTCGCAAAACTGGTCAGCTAATGCCGACTTACGTTTTGGGGCAAGCCAGCTTTCGCAGTGGTCATTGATGAATTTTTTTCGCGCCTGCTTAATCTGGCGCGTCAGAACGTCAAAGATGTATGCAGCTGCAACATCACGGTTATCCAACCCATAAAATTTAACGACGCGTTTATAGCGGTAGCCAGAGGTTACTCTCCAGCTTACAAGGCTTTTCACGGCGAAGGCCTTTTCGATGGTTTGAGTCAGGAAGATCATGTAGCGAGGCAGCTTCTCAGCATCGCTCGGAGAACTTTTGCTTTCGCTGGTGCTAATTTCAGAGAACACGACCTCTGATTCACTCAGGCCATGCTCCCGCATGAATGCCTGCGCTTTTGACATGGCACTGGCGGCTTCTGCAGGGCTGCTGGTGTTCTCAGCCAGGCGCATCAATTTTTGTATTTTGGAGAGGTATTTCTTTTTGGCGGTTGCATCCATCATTCAGCACTCCCAATACATTCCAGATACAGCCCGCTGGCAATCAGACGAGCACGGCGTGCGGCTGCTTCACGATGGCGCTTAATAGCCTCTTCAGAACGGTCGTTGCTGTAGTTGATAACCATTGGCTTACATGGCGGTGGAGCAACACGGCGCGGCTTTCTGACCAGGGTGTACGTGCGGTCAATGGAGCCACCACCGAGACAGACCTGATTGGATGCCTCAACCTGAAGGGTTTCACCACCGCGGCGCATGATGTGAAGGACTAAACGATTAAACTCACGCAGCGTCATGCCGAGACGTGCTGCCAGTTCGCTGCCTGTAGCCGGGCCTTTTGATAATTGCCAGGCCAACTTTTCACTGAAACCCGCATTGGGGCCTGTGCTGCGGCGAAATTGTGCGACCTTTTTCATGACACCACCTTCAGGGTTACCGGACGTGAGCGCAGTAAATCCATTTCCATTTGGGAGAGGATGTTGATCGCGTGTGAAATGCCGGGCTGCTGGTGGTTACCCAGTGTTGAAATGGCGCGTCGTGCTTCTCCGAACGCTTCACCGCGGAGGGTGCGAATCCACTGATCGCTGGCTGGCGTGGCCATTGCTGCATTGAGGTCGTCAATCAGGGTCATATCTGCGCCGGCCAACTGAAGTGCAGTGATGGTGTCAGGAAGAACGCTATTGATACGCAGAACCTCTGCAGCCATCAGGCTGGCTCGGACGTTGGCAACGTCGAGACGAGACGCCAGCTCCGTAACCATCTTTGCCATCTCCAGCAGTGAGGTTTCCTTGCCTATGTTTTTGGCGAACTGGTGGCCAGCTGCCACAACTTCTTTATTTGATTTGAAAGAAAGCATGTTGCCGGCCCTCAGTGGATGGTGATGTTGATGGTTTTATTAAGCCGCTCTGCTTCACGCTGCGCCTTAATGGGATTACTGATTACCGAGCCATCAGGCATAATCCAGCCGTTCAGGATATGGCTGTAGGGCAGGGTAATGATGCCGACAGTGATATGGTCGTTAGGCTTTTCCATGAAACTCTCCACACACGATTTTTGGTTGCATGAATCCCTTGCCAGTGACGGCAATAAAAAACTTTTGGGATTCGTTTAAATTGGCTGGTGGGTTACTGCAATAACCCACAGCCCGATTACTCCACACACTTGAAAGGTTGCTGCGGTGCCGGGTGCCTCCCGGTGCTCTGGTCAGACTGACAAACACCAGAGCGGAAACTCTTAGACTGTGTGCAATCTTTGTCAGTCTTCCGCGCGCGCTGGCCGCATTCACCACAACGGGGAGAGCACTGCTTAATTGCAGCTATCAGGTAAAAAGGTTCTCACGCCCGCCTGATAGCTGCCCATGCTCCAGCTCTTGCAATGCTCTCACCGTTATGAAAAAAGGGCGGTTAAACAAACCTTCATGAGTAACCGCCAACACAGCAATTTCGTACCCTTAGAACGCTGGCCCGTAAGCCAGGCTTTCACTACCGCACTGCATGGTCACTACACCGATATCACCGTCACAAACCAACTCAGCATCCGGGAAGAGGTAAAGAAAGGTAATCAGGTCCCAAAAGCTGGTGTTCGACATGTTCTTGATCATCCTCATTGCCGCCTCTTAAGAGATTTCCGCCTGATTTGTAAGAGGCGATTATGACCGGCAACCTCTTTGTTGGGTTTAATGTAGGATAACCAACAATGGGGTGTCAAGTGTATTTGTAGGAAATCCTACATGGAAGGCAAAAAAAACCGGATGTGATATCCGGCTGTGTTTTTGAGCGGGGGAATTAAAACTCTATGATGACTTGCTTTACTAGCCCGACAATGCGGCAGTTCCCATCGCATTCAATAGTTTTGTAATTAGGGTTGAGAGGAACAAGGTAACGGTGGGGGAAATCCTCTACAAATTTTTTCAAAGTTGCTTCTGATCCGCCATCAATATGAGCGACAACAATCTTTCCGTTGATTGCCGCAACATCATGAATCTCAGGTTCAACAATGACAATTGAATCTTCAGGAATAGTGGGGTTACCGTGAGGGTTTGTCATTGAGTCGCCACGAACCCGTAGAGCAAAGGCTTTATCAGAGACTGATGCTGTGGTGTACAGCCACATGATCGCTTCGTCGCGTGTTATTCCTGGGTCGGTAGCTGTCCAAGTGCCAGCTTGTACCCATGAAATTAACGGCACCTCTTTAGCGCTGACCTGAACAGGCCTCAGTAATGGGGTTGCTGCGGCTTCTCCTTTACCACTAACCAGCCAGGTAGGATCGCATTTCAGAGCGTCCGCTAATGCCTGAAGGTTAGCCCCGTTCGGCTGGTAATCATCCTTCTCCCAGCCAGTAACAGTCACACGATTTACACCGGCCTTTTCTGCCAGTGCTTGTTGCGTGAGATTAAGTTCTTTCCGCTTTTGGCGGATACGTTCACCCATGTTCATCATGTAGGCAATCCTACCAAAATCGTAGGTAAGAATCTTGACATTCATATGTTGGATATCCTACATTGTGTACCACGCCAACCCATTAAAGGAATTGCTCTCATGAGGAAGCAGGACGTTATCAAATTCTTTGGAGGGGTATGTAAAACCGCAGCAGTTTTAGGAATTAAACATCCGTCAGTTTCTGAGTGGCCGGAAGTAATTCCTGAGGGTCGTGCATACCAGATCGAAAAAATCACCAAAGGCAAACTGCGCTTCGATGCGTCGTTGTACCAAAAAGATACAGGCCAAACGGCCTAACTGGAACTACCAACGGAGATTGAAATGGTAGACACAATCAACACAGCAATTCGGCTGATGTGCAAGGCACATAAAGCGGGTCGTTTAGGTATGGCCGATGACTTAGGCATGACCATCGATCAGTTTCACAACCACATGTACCGCAAATGTGGCAGTCGTTTCTTCACCCTGGATGAACTCATGAAGATGGAAGAGTTATCTGGTACCGCATGCCTGGCCGAATTTTTCGCGGCACGTCACGGAAAACTGCTGGTGGATGTATCCGCAGTGAAAGAGGTCGATAAGGTCGATTTGTACGACATCGAAATGAAAACGAGCGCAGCAGCTGGTGAGTTAGCGATCGCCAAAATTGCCGCCGCGTCTGACGGTGTGATCGACAGCAAAGAGCGCAAAACCCTGTCCGCGTTGTTCCACAAAAAAATGCGTCACCAGATTCACGGTTTTCTTGGCTTCATGGCGCTGTATGGCGTCGGCGTTGCTGAGCACTCAGTGGATATGTTCGTGGCGAACGGCAGGAAGATTGATGCCTCAGGTGTGCAGATCGAAACGCAGGATATTTGAGATGAAAAGTTTAAGCCCCAAAAAAGTGACGCCCAGGGATTGCAGCCCTGAGCGTCGGTCGCGACTAAATCAACGTGTGTGGAGAATCAATCGCATGTCCATTGTAAGCCAAACCAAAGCAGTTCGGCAATTCCGTTGCCGTGTTATCGCTGGCGCCCCTGTCTATGAGCAAATCATACCGACCGCTGGTGGCCCTAACAACTACCAGTCAACCACTCGTCTGGTAGTTGAGGCAGCGTGGAAATCGTTTTACCGCCGCCCGGCGCAGTCAGGTGTGAACTGATGGAAAACGAGATCATTAAACCCTGGGTGGAGCGTTATAAGGACCATCGGGGCGTCGTGGTGGAAACGGTAGGCGTAGACGTGGTGAATCATCGCGTGATTTACATGCGCCCCAACTATCCGCACCCATGCATGCAGCCCCGCGCTTTGTTTAGTCAGAAGTTCAGGAAGGTGGCGTCATGAGTTTATTGCTGAAGGTTAAGCCATTGGTAATCAGCCCGGTGCTTGCGCAGCGTATTGGTCTGAATGAGGCCATCGTGCTGCAGCAGATTTGCTACTGGCTAGAGGATACCAATTCCGGTGTTGATCATGACGGTAAACGCTGGGTTTACAACACTATTGAAGAGTGGAATCAGCAGTTCCCTTGGTGGTCATCAGATACGGTTAAGCGCGCCCTGACGTCACTCAAGAAAAGCGGACTCATCTACGTTGAGCAGCTTAAAAAGACTCAGCATGATCGCACGAATTATTACGCAATTAACCACGCAAACCCACTGCTGGCCGATGAGTGCAAATTGCCCTCATCGAAGGATGCAGATTGCACTCATCGAAAGGGGCAAGCTGCACCAGTCGAAAAGGGCAGATTAACCCCATCGACTGGGGCAAATTGCCCTCGTCTTACAGAGAATACAACAGAGAATACTACAGAGATTACAACAAACCCTTCTTGTCAGGTTGCTCCGCAACCCGACCATGCTGTTGATCCGAATCAAGCTGCTTTCAGTGTGCTGGAACATCTGAACCGCGCTGCTGGCATGCGCTTTCAGAAATCAAAATCATCGCTGGGGCCTATCCGCGGACGTCTGGCGGAGGATTTCACTGCGGCTGAGTTGATCCTGACGGTGGATTACTCGATAGCGAAGTGGGCTGAAGACGTAAAGATGTGTGAATACGTGCGACCAGAAACCATTTTCCGTCCTGGCAAGTTCCCTGGCTATCTGAGTTCAGCACAGAAATGGGACAGAGCCGGCCGGCCAAAATGCATCAACGGCAAGTGGCAGCGCGATGTGATGGCTGTTTCGTCAACCGACTACGCGATACCTGAAGGCTTTCGCGGGGCATAAGGGGAGAGAACCATGGTTAACCACGAATCAAAAATTCTTGAATTGATCACCCGCAGAGGCCCGCTGAAAGTTCGCGATATCTGCAAGCTGACTGACCTGCATGAAACCTCAGTGAAACGCTTTATCAAACCGTTATTCACCAGAGGAGTGCTTAAGCGGGCCAGCGACTGGAGTTATTCGATCAACACCACACCGTTGCCGGAAGAGAGCGAAAAGCATCTCCATCTTGCGACACAGGCCGCCGAACTGGAGGCAAAGGGGTTCTGGCTTCGTGCTGCACAGGTCTGGCGTGAGGCAATGCTGGTCGCCAAGTTTGAGGCATCCCGCAACGAAGCCAAAGAGAACTGCGATCGCTGCGCTGCGAAAGGCTCACTCAACTGTGGCAGCTACGGTGGACTCGACACCGGGCGCATCATTTCAGCCAGTGTGAACAGGGATTTGTTATGAAAGCGCACCTGAAGAGCCACTACCAACGCAATGAGATTTTCTACCGGGCCATCCGCACAGCAGCAGTGATGATTTTTGCCCTGATTATTGTCCTGACATGGGAGCTGACCACAGCATGAGCACATTAGCGCGCATTTACGACGACAAGAAAAATTCCGACACCGATATCACCACCCGCAAAACCTACCTGGTGGGCGTTGATGAACTGTATGTCGAAACTAATTACAACATTCGTGATATCGATCAGACCCATGTCGAGGAATTCCGCGATGCCTTTATCGCTGGTGAGCATGTGCCTCCGCTGGCTGTTAAGGTCACCGAGAAGGGCATTAAAGTTATCGATGGCCACCACCGTTATTACGGTGCGAAGCTGGCACAGGAAGCGGGCTTTACGCTGCGGCTTGAGTGTAAGGACTTCGTTGGTAATGAAGCGGACAGCGTGGCGTTCATGGTCACCAGTAGTCAGGGCCGAGCCCTGTTGCCGCTGGAACGTGCTGCAGCCTATGAGCGCCTCGTTAACCAGGGCTTAGAGCCAGCCGAGATTGCCGCTAAGGTGAAGCGTTCGATCACCGATGTTGAACAGCACCTGCAGCTGCTAACTGTTGGCGAACCGCTGATTGAGATGGTGAAGTCTGGCGAAGTGGCCGCGACGACAGCAGTAGCCCTGCAGCGTGAGCATGGCGTGAAAGCATCATCAGTAGCACAGGAGCAGATGCAGAAGGCGAAAGCGGCTGGCAAGAAGAAGCTGACCAAGACCGATGCCATGCCTCAGTTCAGTGCTGCTCAGGCACGAAAGCTGGCAGAACTGATCGCTAAACACTGTCAGACAGAGCAGAGCGAGGAAGGCGCACGCATTACGCTGACGTTTGAAACTGACCTGCAGGCAGCTGAGCTGATGGATATTATCCTGCTCGCCAAAGAGCATTACGGCGTCACCAAATCAGTAAGTGAACAACCGGCACCCGTTAAAGCTGAGAATGGTGATGGCGATGACCTTCCACTACTGAAACACGAAATTCTGGAGCAGAGTGGCGTTGAGGTCTGGGCCTGCGTTCAGGCGGCGTTCAAAATGAAACATGAATACACCTACGCAGAGTCCAAATATGCACACACATGGGCGGCTGACTCGGTAGAGCACCCTGCGCACGTAGTTGTTCCTCAGGACACCATCCAGTCAGCCCTGCGCCTCATTCAGCAGCACCAGGACGAGCAGGCGATCAAACAGTGGCTCTCAGAGCAGCATGATGAACCAGAGCTGGTAACGGAGCAGTTGCAAAGGTTCTCCGGCGCGCTGACTGATTTGCGCGTGGATCATCCATGCACAGTTCAGGAGTTCATCGGGCTGGTGGAGCAGGTAGACCAGGATTGCTGGTCGAACTACCGCATGCTGCGTCAGGCGGTGCGGGAGTTGGCCGGCCAGATGACCATACCCGAGCTAATGGAGAAGCAGCCGGTATCCCACCAGAACGGAGTACAGTGATATGGCTAAAACGCGCGACTCGGATTTAATGGCTGCCGGTATTATGGCGTTTGTTAGCGCCGCAAAAGAATATCGAGCAAAGGCGCCAGCCCCAAAAGATATGACTGAAATCCACATTAATGCTGGATTCGACCTGGCCATCAAAATGGCAGAAAAATGCGCCGAGGGCATCTTGTCACAACTGAGCACCAATCAGAGCTGTGAGCAGGAGTCTGAATGCAGCTAACTCTCCCATTTCCGCCAAGCGTGAACACGTACTGGCGTAACACCAGAAAGGGAGTATTGATCAGCGCCTCCGGGCGCTGTTTCCGCTCCAATGCATTCGCGGCGGTAGTTGAGCAGCTGAAGTGCCGACCCAAGCCGATTACAGTGAACGTGGAGGTAAGCGTGCTGCTGTTCCCGCCAGACAAGCGTCAGCGGGACCTTGATAACTACCTCAAAGCCCTGTTCGACAGCCTGGCGCACGCCGGTGTGTGGGGTGATGACAAGCAGATTAAGCGATTCACTGTAGAGTGGGGCGAACAGACCAAAAAGGGCAAAGCAGAGGTAACTATCAAGCCATTTATAGCAGTGGCGGCAGGAGGTCCGCACCTGGTTACATGACCAGTAAAAATGGCTATAGTGGTGGTGTACTGGCGAATTGCAGTCGTCAGTATCAAAGGTTGGTCCCGTTCATTTGCAGATGATGGGGCGGGGCCGTTTAAAACAGTGTGTGGAGAAGAAAGCATGAATCAGCTTCTAGTGATTGATGGGGTTTCCGTTCGTCAGGACAACTCCGGCCGTTATTGCCTTAACGATCTTCATCGTGCAGCAGGCGGCGAACGCCGACATGAACCTTCCTTGTGGCGTAACCTTCAACAGACCAGTGAACTCGTTCAGCTTCTGAGCGATACAGGAATTCCTGTATCGGTAATCAAGGGCGGAATGAACCAAGGCACGTTCGTATGCAAAGAGCTGGTCTACTCATACGCGATGTGGATCAGCGCTGAGTTCAGTTTGAAAGTAATCCGCACTTATGACTCTCTGGCATCAAAGCCGCCAGTGGTTTCCATGCCAGAAGAGGTACAGGCCAGTATCATCCTTCTTGAGTCAGCCTCCCGAATGCTTAATTTTTCCAACTCCTCAAAGCTTGGCGCATATCAGAAGATTCAACAGCATTACGGCATTCCCAACATGATGCCTGCATATGCCATCGACGCACCAATAGACGCTAAAGATGGTTCAAGCCGTCCGACGCTTTCGCTGAGTGCACTTCTGAAGGCTCACAGTATTCGAATGAATGCTAGCCAGGCTTATCGTCAGCTTGAGAAACTGGGGATCGTGGAGCACAAAAGCAGAGCCAGCCGATCAGGGACTGATGGTGTAAAGCTGTTCTGGTCTCTTACGGCTAAAGGCTGCATGTACGGTAAAAACATCACCAGCCCTGCAAATCCGCGAGAAACGCAGCCTCATTTCTTCGAATCAAAATTTGCCGAGTTGCTTCGACTGCTCGAAACCGTGCACTGAGGTGACTGTGAGAGCATTACTTACTCCAGAGGTAGCACCGCGCACCGGGATTGTATTGCTGAAGCCAGGACCAGACCTGTTAAAGCTGTTTCAGGGTCGGGTGGTGATCAGCACACCAACGATGGATATGGCAGACATGCCATCAGGGCGGCTAAATGACTGGACGCAGCCGTTACTGGACGAACCCTCTCTGCTTCCCTTTTTCAGTCACGAGCGCGTGATAAAGGCCGCAGGTGGGCCTAATGCGCTGGCGTCTTTCGTGCAGTCGTTCAGCTGCTGCCAGTGGGATCAGCCCGGGGCATGGCATCACCACGAATTTACTGTGTCAGAAACTGAAAACGGCCTGGTGTCTCTATGCTACAGCCACGATAATGAGTTCAGGCAGAACGGCGCGCCCGGTCGCCTGGAAAGCATTGCGCAGGGCAACACCGCACTCTGGATTATCAGGGCCGCATGCAGCCAGATGGCGTTGCCTGGCGATCACCAGCTGTCACTTCCGGAACTGTGCTGGTGGGCAACCCTGAATGATGTCATTGACCTGATACCGGAAGCGCCGGCACGCCGCGTTCTGCGCATGCCGAAAGAGACTATCCAAACCGGAGAACTTAGGGAAACCCGGATTGTGCCAGCGCGGCCGGCGCAGGAAATAATTCAGGATGCCGCGCAGGTGGTAAAAACGATAATCGACCTGCGCGCCGATCCGGAGTCGCCTGAGTCGTTTATGAAGCGGCCCAAGCGTAAACGCTGGGAGAGTGAGAAATACACACGTTGGGTAAAGTCGCAGAAGTGCGCATGCTGCGGCGTGCATGCTGACGATCCTCATCACATCATCGGACACGGGCAGGGAGGAATGGCAACGAAGGCGCATGATTTATTTGTGATACCGCTATGCAGAGCGCATCACGATGAACTGCACCGGGATATGAGAGCGTTTGAAGCGAAATACGGCAGTCAGATAGAGCTGCTGTTCAGGTTCCTCGATCACGCGATTGCAGTCGGAGTGATTGGGACAGACAAAAAATAAAGTGTGTGGAGAAGGTGAGCATGAAAATTGAATCAGCGCTGAAGCACTTCAATCCGAAGAGCCTGCAGATTAGTGACTCATCCCGTGCTACGGGAAGTGAGGGGCTTACGGGTACAGACCTGATGGCCGCTATCGGGATGTGTCAGTCAAAGTCTCCGATGGGGATTGCAGCCGTTCTGGCTAAGTCCGGGGTCAGTGAAGAGGATAAAGATCGCGTAATCGGTCTTCTGATGGTGCATGCCCGGCGCATAACACCAAAGCTCGTTCTGAAAGCAGCTGGCTCAAAGCTGCCTTCCTGTATTAGGGTTCTATCCAAGCTGGCATATGAAGATTATGTCCGCTCTGCATCAACTACCCACTCATGCCCCGACTGTGATGGCCGTGGCATTATGAACAGCATTGAGCATGTGATGATCCACCCTGCTGCTCAACGCCTGATAACGATAATTACGTTCCTCCAAAATACCGGCTGGAGACGCTGGAAAAGATGTGCGTGACATGTCACGGCAAAGGCGCAGTGACAGAGCGGTGCCGGTGCAACGGTACTGGCCGCGTGCGTGATATCGAGATGTCCAGGCAGACTGATTCCATCGTTGAGAAGAATTGTGATCGGTGTGGTGGCAGAGGATTTGCGCGTTCGCCCGGTACAAAAGCTTTCAGAGCCATCCGGGTGCTGATTCCTGACCTGCAGGAGAGGACATGGAACCGCAACTGGAAGCCTTTCTTTGATGCGCTGGTGACTAAGCTTGAGCAGGAAGAATCTCACGCAGACCAGACCTTTCAGAAGATAACCAGAACCGGCAAAAATACCTGACCAAAGATAACTGTTGCTTTTGTCCGGAAATGGATTAATATCTCCTCATAGTGGGGATTTTATGAGTCTTCTGCACTAAAAAGATTTATCTGTTCCGCTAGGCGCGGGTCAGTTGCATATAATGTGGATGCCAAGAAGCCCTGTAGCCTCACCAGCTAACGGGGCTTTTTTATTGGCTTATCCGCGATAAGGGATAGAGCAATTCTTATCCCTGATGCGGGGTAAAAAATTAGCACTGTTACTGCCGGGCAGTGTAGTTACCGCGTTTGCGTCGCGGAAATGAATCAAAATCTAGTCTGAGAGCTGGTTTACCGTTTTTGCTTCCTTAGGAAAGTGGCAAATTATCTCTGGCCTCCAACAACAAAGTAACTATTTGAATCTGGCAGGGCGCTCCAGTTATGCGGTTCGCGGTTTTATTACTGCTCCACTACAAAACGCAAAAAGTTTTTCTATAACCGTAAGTGTGGCTGTAGGACTTATGCCTAATTCAATCTGAGTGGCAACCATAGCCGGGAAATATAGTGCGCGCCATGGATTATGGTCCCCATCCTGAGCATCAGCGATCGCATTTTGTAACTCACTGTCCGTGATGAACTGATTCTGAGTCATATAAAGCCTGAGATAGGTAGCCGCCTGTTTACGAGAATGTTCTGCTGCAGCTTCAAAATGGAAGGCCATTTTAATTGCAGAAATTCCCGCGATTAACAGTCCGATCAATACTGCATACCCCATGCCAGCAATAACACTTGAGCCGAGAAGAAATAACAAAAACGATAGGCATTTATCTATCCTGCCGGTAATGGTGCAGAACATCTTTTCAAGATGATGTGAATAAAGAATTTGGTAAAGCATGTCTTCCCGGCTCATAGGCGCCTCACTTTTTGCTTGAGCCTCCGTCACTAGATTTAGAAGGTGGAGCAGGTGTTTTTTGCTTGGTAGCCTGTTCTGCAATCTTTCTGGCTAGGTCCGGAGGCATGTGATCATTAGCTCGCGCGCTGAAAGGTTTACTCATCGAATTCTCCAATTCTGATTATTAACTCTGGTGAATTAACCATATCAGATGGAGTAATGAGCTGCCAGATGCTTTCTCAGAACCAATAAGGTTGCTTGCGAAAAGAGTTTGAGAGGGATCGTTGCCACCAGTTTGCACCAAACAAACCCTGTTGCCGACGGGCAAGGCCATTACCGCATTTGCGTCAGGGTCCCAACACAAAGAGGTCGCCATAGAGCGGCCTTTTTTCGTTTTTGCGCACACCAATCAGTCTCCACACACACTTTTGACGCCGTGGTGCTGCGCAACTTCTTTAACGACAGTCAGCCGCCATCATCCCGGTGGCGGGAATCAGAGCATGCCTCCAGAAAAAGACCCGGGCTTTTGGGCCACAGTGCTGCTGTGGCTGTATGCCCACAAAACAGAATGGGGATATGCCGGGGTAGCAGGCATGTTTTCACTATTACGCAGTGCCTATGCAAAAAGCCCGTGGAGTAAGCGGGTTCTCGACGCTGTCTCCTGCAGCGCGCTGGCGTTCTTTGCTGGCCCGACGCTGCAGGTGATGGGCGCTTTATTTAACTGGAACATCCCCGACGCTGCTGCGCAGGTATTCGCGGTTTACATCGGGTATGTAGGCAATGACTACATCAGCGAAAGGCTTCGCAGGCTGATAGAGAGAAAGGCAGGGGAAACCAATGAAGGTCAGCAATAACGGAATCAACCTCGTCAAACACTTTGAAGGCCTGGAGCTTAAAGCTTACAGAGACAGTGTTGGCATTCTGACTATCGGTTATGGGCACACCCACGCAGTTAAAGCAGGGGACGTTATTACCGGCGAACAAGCTGATGCTTTCCTTCGTGAAGATTTGCAGGTGGCAGAGCTGACCGTTAACACCAACGTGAAGGTAAAACTCACGCAAGGGCAATTCGATGCGCTGGTGTCATTTGTGTTTAACCTCGGGTCAGGCAACTTCGTTAAATCGACACTTATCAAGAAGCTCAATGCTGGGGATTATGCTGGCGCAGCTGATGAGTTCGGCAGGTGGGTTAATGCTGGTGGTAAAAAGTTGCCCGGCCTCGTTAAGCGCCGCGCAGCTGAAAGAGAGGTATTTCTGACATGAACCCCTTAAACCTCATCAAAACTTTTTCACCTGTCATCGTCATTGCCCTTATCTGCCTGGCACTGTGGATGCTGAACGCCAGAAGCTCACAGCTTGAAGCAACCAATCAGCGTCTTGAGAAGCTGGCAAATAGTAAAGACGAGCAGATTAACGATCTGCGTTCAAAAAATGATGGTCTGGCATCAAGTGTTAACGACCTGGTCAAAGCGGTTAATCAGCAAAACGCCGTGATGACACAGGTTACCGAACAACGCGCAGTGACGGCACAGCAGAACCGGAAACTACAGAATGAAATTAAGCGTTACCTTGCGGCGGATAAGTGTGCTGTTGCTCCTGTTCCCCCTGATGCTGCTGACCGGTTGCGCGACGCAGCAAAAGCCGCTGGTGGAGTACCGGACAGTAAAACAGCCTCAGCTAAGCCTTCCGGCTGAACTGACCAGCCAGATTGATGTGCCATCGCCATCACAGGATATGACGTTCGGTGACAGCGTAAGCCTCAACGCTGAGCTATATGGCGCTCTTGGGCAGTGCAACATTGACCGCGCCGCCATCCGTAAAATTGAGTCAACCAGATAGGTAGTTACATGACCATCAGCCAAGAAGTTAAAGATTGGCATGAGCGATCAGAAGCACTGGCTGCAGAGATTGATGCTCATCTCAATAGCTATCCGGGTCCAGAACGCTCCCGCATCAACTCATCAGAGAACGTGGTGATTTATCTGGGTAACCGTTACACGCTGATAACCGGATTTATTCCTCCTGAAGTTATTTCAGGCAACCTAAAGATTGGCAAAGGAAAATTATGAGCGAAGCAAAACCGCAGGACGGCATTACCGTTAAATACGGCCGGGATTTGAGCATGGCAGAAAAACAGGCCATGAACCGCCTAAAGGATGCAAGCCGGGCATTTCTTACTGAGCTTGAGCATGTTGGACGCATGCTGCCAGATATTGACAAGCGCTGGGCTAGTATCGCTCGAACAGACATGCAAACCGCCTGTATGGCTGCGTGCCGGGCTGTTTCAAAACCAGACTCAGATTGCTGAGTTCATCACAAGGCGAATTTGCTAGTGCGCCTGATGATGTCAATCCTGAAGGCCCACTTCTCTCTGATAATTTTTAGACCTATAGTTACGGAATGTAATTTTTATTTGAGGTTTCCGTGGGCGAACAGCTTGATAGCGAACCATATTTGCTTGAAATCAGAAAGTTAGCTGCAAGTTGCCAGCAGGGTGAGACTTTTATGAGCGTAAAGGTTAAAGTGGAAACTATTGTCGTTTCTTATAAGAAAAGGATAGGAAGCGAAGCAGAGGTGCAGGTTGCAAAGTGGACAGAGCTTTTCAATAGGCTTGGTGATTACCTGAATAACAATGCTGCCCCTGAATGGGTCAGCGTTATCCGCTATGCACGTAAAATTATTAACTATAAAAAGCACAATGCGATTTTCCGTATGCGACAACTATCTGAATCTGACTCAAGCCCACCCGGCAAGGGATAACGGTTAGCCACGCTGTGAAGCGTTGCGAAGCTGGACTTAGATCAGAAATTTGTTCATGTTGATTACTTCTTTTAAAGGAGTACCTCAATGCAAACTGATCTGGAATATTTACGTGGAATGTTAAACGTTTTTATAGACTCACCAATGCCGATGATTTCTACACAAGACCTTGTAGAAGCAGGGTACGAAATCAGTGAAGCGAAGGGGCTATTCCATTATTTACAGCTAATTGAGCGAGGTTTTGTAAGTAATCATCTCCTCGAAATGGGTAACCCAAAGGCATTAGGTCTCGTTATGGCTATTAATGGAGTGAGCTATTGGGTGGCTAACATTAGACTTACCTCAGCAGGTCAGGATTTTGCTGCAACACTAAGACAAAAGGATGTGTTCGAAAAACTAAAAGGGATAAGTGATCAGCCATTGTCAGTAATAAAAGATGTCGGTAGTGAATTATTAAAATCTTATACGAAAAAGATGTTTGGACTGGATTAGCCGCCTTAGGGCGGTTTTATTTTGTGCTGAAAACTGCATTCACTGAGTTCACTTTTCAGCATAAACACCCTGAATCATCGGCTGGTGGTCTGACCATTGCTGAGGATTAAACACATTCATCCAGCAGGAAACTCTGATGTCAGAGACGCGCATCTATAACAGCCGCTGGGATAAAGCCAGGCTCTCATTCCTCAAATCGCACCCTCTCTGCGTCATGTGCCATCGACAGGGCAGAGCAGTGGCCGCTGCTGTCGTTGACCATATCAAGCCACACAGGCTGAAAGAGGCCATCAACGGTGGCAAACAGGACGAGATAGCAAAGGCTCAGAAGCTATTCTGGGACAAGGCCAACTGGCAGCCTCTCTGCAAGCAGCATCACGACTCGACCAAGCAACGTGAAGAGAAGCGCGGACACGTCATAGGGTGCGATGAGAACGGCATGCCACTCGACCCGTCATCACATTGGCGTAAATGATAATGAATATCATTTCTCATTGAGGGTGGTAGGGGTTTCGGACAGATGAGAACGATTATCATCAACATCGGGGAGGGCGGGTGCAGAGTTCAGGGGCTAACGACCTCCTGACCGCCCGCCCCCCTTTTTATGCACAACCGCGAAATGAAAAGTTTTTTTCTGGGAGGTTTTTATGGCCGGAAGACGACCAAAACCGACCCACCTTAAGGTCGTTACCGGCAATCCGGGCAAGCGAAAACTTAACGACAAAGAGCCTGCACCCGCGAGAGAAATCCCCAGCCCGCCGTCACACCTCACCGATTGGGGAAAGGTTGCGTGGGGAAAGCTGACCGTTCTGCTTGATGGAATGGGCGTGCTGACCGTCGCCGATGTTCTTGCGCTGGAAAGGCTCTGCGATATCTATGCCGACATTCTTCAGCTGCGAATCACTATTGCCGAAGAGGGAAGGACATACACGGTTCAGACCGAAGGCGGATTTCTTATCAAGGCCAACCCGGCTGTTTCAATGCTGGCTGATGCAGACCGGCGCTTCAAAAGCTACCTGGTAGAGTTCGGCCTGACACCGGCTGCCCGGTCAAAGGTGAACGTGAATGGTGGAAAAAAAGAAGAAGACCCGCTCAACCAGTTCTTCGGTTGATCCGGCGACGCAGTATGCAATGGACGTTACCAGCGGGGCTGTTCTTGCCGGGCCAGATATCCGCGCTGCATGCGCCCGCCACATCCGGGATTTGGAAGAAGGGCCAAAACGTGGACTGTTCTGGGATGTCGAAGCGGTTACGCGTGTTGTTAACTTCTTTGCTCAGGTCCTGAAGCTCAACGGCGGCGAGCATGAAGGTAAGCCTTTCATCCTGCTGCCGTGGCAATGTTTCATTGTTGGCTCCCTGTTCGGCTGGAAGGCGGAAGACGGCACACGCCGATTTCGCATGAGTTACATCGAGTCCGGCAAGGGTTCCGGCAAGTCGCCGCTTGCGGGCGGCGTCGGTCTTTACCTGCTGATGGCAGACAAGGAACCCCGCGCCGAAGTCTACGCGGCGGCCACAAAAAAAGACCAGGCAATGATCCTGTTCCGCGATGCGGTAACGATGGTCGATCAGTCGCCCGCGCTGGCACAGCGCATCACCAAATCTGGCACCGGGCTTAACGTGTGGAACCTTGCGTTCCTGCAGACAGGCTCTTTCTTTAAGCCGATCAGCTCCGATGATGGTCAGTCAGGCCCGCGCCCGCACGGCGCACTGATTGACGAAGTGCATGAGCACAAAACAAACGCCGTTGTTGAGATGATGCGCGCCGGTACAAAGGGCCGCCGTCAGGCGCTGATGTTCCTCATCACCAACAGCGGCCACGATAAAACCAGTGTCTGTTTCGAATATCATGAATACGGTCGCAAGGTGGCGGCCGGTGATTTGGTCGATGACAGCTTTTTCAGCTTCATCTGTTCGCTGGATGAGGGCGACGACCCGTTTAAAGATGAAGCATGCTGGGGTAAAGCGAATCCGTCTCTGGGTCAGACCTTCACGGATAAATACCTGCGGGAGCAGGTGACGCAGGCTCGCGGCATGCCATCAAAAGAGAGCATTGTACGACGCCTGAACTTCTGCCAGTGGGTGGAAGCGTCCGATCCGTGGATTGACAGCGACACCTGGATGAACTGCGAACAGGAATTTAATCCGGAGGATTTAGCGGGTGAAGAGTGTTATGGCGGTCTGGACCTGTCCGGTTCACGTGACCTGACGGCGCTTGCGCTTTACTTTCCGAAATCCAAAAAGCTTTTAGTTGAGTTCTGGACGCCGAAAGATTCTCTGCTTGAGCGCGCTAAAACTGACCACGTTCCCTATGATGCCTGGCTGCGTAACGGCTTTATTCACGCACCACCGGGTAAGGCGGTCAACTACGGTTTTGTGGCGGTGCGTATCGGTGAACTGGCGGCCAGATACGATATTAAGTGCATCGCGTTTGACCAGTACCGCATCAAGTATCTGGAGCCAGAGCTCGAAAGCGAGTCTGTGAGCGTTGACCTTGTTCCGCATGGTCAGGGCTTTTACAAGGCGCAGGAGTCCGGGTTGTGGATGCCGCGCTCTATTGAGCTGTTTGAGGAGCACCTGAATAACCGGGCGCTCATCATCCGGCCTAATCCCTGTTTGCGCTGGAATGCAGCCTCTGCGGTGCTCGAGGCTGACCAGAAGGACAACCGCATATTTGCCAAAAAGAAAAGCACCGGCCGTATTGATGGCGTGGTGGCTTCCGCTATGGCAATCGGTGCAGCAGAGGATGCGGTGCTGGTAGATAGCGGTGATCCTGATGACTTTTTTGATGACCCGATCATGGTAGGTATCTGATGAAGGAAAAAAAACAGCCGGGTCGCATCAAGAGCGCGATTGTTAACTGGCTCGGTGAGTCGATTGGACTTAATGATGCCGCGTTCTGGCAGGAGTGGTACGGCACAAGCAGCAGCGGGAAGGTCGTTACAGCAGAGAAATCGCTGCATCTGTCCGCCGTCTGGGCCTGTGTTCGCCTGCTGAGTGAGTCAGTTTCAACCCTGCCGATGAAGGTTTACGAACGGGCCGCTGACGGCTCACGCAAGCTTGCGCTTAATCATCCGGCATATCAGTTGTTATGCCGTCGCCCAAACAGCGAAATGACGCCGTCGCGCTTTATGTTGATGGTGGTTGCCAGCATCTGCCTGCGTGGTAATGCCTACGTTGAGAAAAAGATGATTGGCACCAAGCTGGTCTCTCTGGTGCCGCTGCTTCCTCAGTGTATGGAGGTGGATCGGCTGGACAGCGGCGAACTGCAGTACACCTACACAGAGAAGGGCGTGCCGCGCATCATCCCGGTTAAAAATATGATGCACATTCGGGGGTTTGGTCTCGATGGTGTTTGCGGGATGATGCCGATGCGCACTGGTCGCGACGTGTTTGGCGCAGCGATGGCGGTCGAAGAGTCAGCCGCAAAAATTTTTGAAAATGGTATTCAGACGTCAGGCTTCTTTCTTTCAAAGAATCTGCTGACCAAAGAGCAGCGACAGAAAAACCGCGAAAACCTTAACCGGTTCGTTGGTTCAAAAAACGCGGGCAAGGTGATGGTGCTTGAGGGTGATATGTCCTATCAGGGCATCACCCTTAACCCTGAAGATGCTCAGATGCTGGAGTCACGGTCATTCAGTATTGAGGAAATCTGCCGCTGGTTCCGCGTGCCGCCGTTTATGGTTGGTCACGTTGATAAGCAGAGCAGCTGGGCGTCGAGCGTTGAAGGCATGAACCTTCTGTTCCTGACTAATACGCTTCGCCCGATGCTGGTGAATATAGAACAGGAGATATCACGTTGCCTGCTGAACGGTGATGAAGACCTGTTTGCTGAGTTCTCCGTTGAAGGTCTGCTGCGTGCCGACAGCGCAGGGCGCTCCGCTTATTACACCACCGCGCTGCAGAACGGCTGGATGTCCCGTAATGACGTGCGCCGCCTGGAGAATCTGCCACCGATTGAAGGTGGTGATATCTACACCGTACAGCTGAACCTTACACCGCTTGAAGACCTGCGCAAAAACAGCACCGCCGCAAGGGCCACACTGTTGCGCGAAGTTCACAACGCCGTTTTCCCGGACATTCCTTTCGAACAATCACCGCTTAAACATGCGGCTTAGGAGCATCCCCAATGACAGTAAAAAGTCTTCCGGCCGCACCGGAGGGACGGCCTTTTGCGCGCGAAAATCGCGATCTGCCGTCTTCTGCAATGGATCGCTGGAACGGCGGCATCAAAGCCGCAAAGAGTGATGACAACAGCATTTCCGTGTTCGATGTCATTGGCGCTGACTGGTACGGCGATGGTGTTACCGCCAGCCGCATTGCTGCCGCGCTCCGCTCAATCGGCGGTGCTGATGTGACCGTGAATATCAATTCGCCGGGCGGCGATATGTTTGAAGGCCTGGCGATTTATAACCTGCTGCGTGAGTACGAAGGGAAGGTCACTGTCAAGGTGCTGGGCCTCGCTGCTTCTGCTGCGTCGATTATCGCGATGGCCGGTGATGAGGTGCAGATCGGTCGCGGTGCTTTCCTGATGATCCATAACTGCTGGGTGTATGCGATGGGCAACCGTCATGACCTGCAGCAGATTGCAGCGGACATGGTGCCTTTTGATAAGGCGATGAACGATATCTATGGCGCACGAACCGGTCTGGATGCGGCCACCATCGACGCGATGATGGATGCCGAAACCTACATCGGCGGTAGCGATGCGGTTGAAAAAGGTTTTGCAGATCGCCTGCTGTCAGCAGATGAGATTGCAGATGGCGACGACAGCCCTGCAGCTGCGCTGCGCAAGTTGGACGCGATGCTGGCAAAAACCGACGCACCGCGCTCCGAGCGTCGAAAACTTCTTAAAGCTTTAACCGGCGGCAAGCCAGGCGCTGCTGCCATCCCTGAAGGTATGCCGGGCGCTACCGACGAAATCAACCCCGAAAATATTGCACAACTTAAAAACGCGCTGGCCGCGTTCGGCAAATAAGGATTAACAATGTCTGAAGTAAATGAAGTTCTGAAGCAGGTTACAGCCAGCATCAACGAAGCCAGCGGCAAGTTTAACGCGAAGGCCGAAGAAGCGCTGACCGAGGCGAAAAAATCAGGCTCACTGTCAGCGGAAACAAAAGCGGCAGTGGATAAAATGGCGAGTGAGCTTAACGCCATGCGTGAAGCAGAAAAAACGCTGAAGGCTGCGCTGGGTGACCTGGAACAGCACGTTGCGCAGATGCCGCTGGCGAATGCGAAAAACGTTATCGAAACCGTTGGGGGTCAGGTTGTTTCCTCCGAAGCGCTGAGAGCTTTTTCAGCCAGCATCGAAGGCAATAAGCGCCTGAGCATTCCGGTTAAGGCTGCGTTGCTGTCGGTCAACTTGCCGGGCCAGATCGTTGCACCTGACCGCCTGCCAGGTATCGATCAGCAGCCAAAACAGCGACTGTTTATCCGAGACCTGATTGCACCGGGCCGTACTGAGTCCAATACCATCTATTGGGTTCAGCAGACTGGATTTACCAACAATGCGGCGACCGTCGCTGAGAACACTAAGAAGCCGTACAGCGATATCACTTTTGCGGAAAAAATCACGCCGGTCCGCACTATCGCGCACCTGTTCAAGGCCGCCAAGCAGATTCTTGATGATATGCCGCAGCTGCAGTCGACGATTGACGCCGAACTGCGCTACGGGCTGAAGTACGTTGAAGAGCAGGAGATTCTGTTCGGCGACGGCACCGGCACGCACCTGAACGGTATCGTTCCGCAGGCATCTGCATATGCTGCTGCCTTCAGCGTGGCGAATCAAAGTGGTATTGATGATCTGCGACTGGCTATGCTGCAGGCGCAACTGGCGCGCTTCCCGGCGTCCGGCCATGTTCTGCACTTCATTGATTGGGCGAAGATCGAGCTGACTAAGGACTCGCTGGGTCGTTACATTCTGGCGAACCCGGCAGCGCTGACTGGTCCTACCCTGTGGGGTCTGCCGGTTGTCGCGACCGAAGCGGCTGCGTTCCAGGGTAAATTCCTGACCGGCGCATTTAATGCCGGTGCGCAGATTTTCGATCGCGAAGATGCCAACGTGGTTATCTCCACTGAAAACGCCGACGACTTTGAGAAAAACATGATCTCAATCCGCTGTGAGGAACGTCTGGCGCTGGCCGTTAAGCGTCCTGAAGCGTTCGTTTACGGTTCCTTCACCGCACCTGCTGCAGCTGCGTAACAGCAACGGCGGCCTCCGGGCCGCCTTTCCGGGAGTTACTTATGAAACTGCTTTTGATTAAACCGAATTACTTCGGCGGCACGGTCGTGTCCGAAGGCAATACCATTGAGACCGACGAGCAGCATGGCCGCGAGTTGATTAAAAAAGGCTATGCAGAGCTGGTTGAAGACGGTACTGCTGCTCTGCCAGAGCCAGAGCCAGAGCCAGAGCCAGAGCCAGAGCCAGAGCCAGAG